TCACGGTTATATAACAAGAAAGAGTGGTATTTCAGAAGCAACTAGAAAGTTAAAAGTTTATTTTAGTAGCGGGTATTATGAATCAACAGATGATGGCGATTTAACTACAGTAAATTCATATAATACATTTGATTATGGGTCAGAGATTCCAAATATTAATAATACAAGAGTATCTGATATTATTGACATTCGCCCAAGAGTAAGTTCATACACAACAACTGTAGATAATCGTTCTCCTTTAGAGTTTTACGGAAGATCTTTTGATTCTACAGGAAACTCCTCAACATCTATTTTAGCATCTGATGAATCACTCATTACTACATTTTCATTCTATTTGGGTAGAATTGATAGGATTTATCTCACAAAAGATGGAAAATTCCAAGTTAAGTATGGTACTCCATCAGAGAGGCCAGAAAAACCAGTATCAGTAGATGACTCTTTAGAAATAGCATCCATTTCTTTACCACCATATCTATACTCAGTTTCTCAAGCTTCTATAGAGTTTTTAGATCACAAGAGATATAGAATGGTTGATATTAAGCAACTTGAGAATAGAATCAAAAATCTTGAGTATTATACTACATTATCTTTATTAGAATCCAATACAGCAAACCTCTTTATTCCAGATGCAGACGGTTTGAATAGATTTAAGTCTGGTTTCTTCGTTGATAACTTCACTTCTGTTTTAGCACAAGAAGACAGATTACCAATAAAAAATAGTATTGATATTGCAAATAAAGAACTAAGACCGCAACACTATACTAACTCAATAGACTTGATAGGGGGTCCTGTTGTTGGAGTTGATCCAACTGTAGATTTGGCATTTGAACCAATAGAGGGAATAAACATCAGAAAATCTGGTGATATTATCACCTTAGACTATGCAGAAGTTGAATGGCTTAAGCAATCTTTTGCTACAAGATCGGAAAGTGTTACCCCATTCCTGATTAGTTTCTGGCAAGGAACAGTAGAACTCACTCCAGCGTCTGATACTTGGGTAGATACGGTTCGCCTCGAAGCAAAGATTATCAATACTGAAGGAAACTATGCAGAAACTCTTGCAAATGCTACAAGAACTTTAAATGTAGATCCACAAACCGGATTTGCCCCAACTATTTGGAATGCGTGGGTTACCAACTGGACTGGTCAAGATGTAACAACTACTACAAGAAGTAGAACAAATGTTACTGGATCTGTAGCATGGCAAGGTGGTGGTGGAGCTAGGGCTATATGGGGAACAGAAACGACCACAGTTTTAGAAGAAACTTTCCGAGAAGTAAGAGATACTGGAGTTCAAACAAGAACTGGTGTTAGAACTGTTGTCACTGAACAGTTTGATAATACTTCTGTAGGTGATAGAGTAGTCCGTAGGGATTTGATCCCATACATGAGATCCAGAAATGTTCAGTTTGTTTCCAAAAAAGTAAAACCGTTAACACAACTCTATGCTTTCTTTGATGGAGTAGATGTCACCAAATATTGCGTTCCAAAACTTCTTGAAATTACTATGTCATCCGGAACTTTCCAAGTTGGCGAAACAGTTACTGGATATGTCCAAAAGACTGGTCTTGGCCAAGGAGCGGAAGATACTTCAGCAAAAATAACCTTCAGAGTTGCTCAAACAAATCATAAAGAAGGTCCATATAATACACCAACAACAACATACCCACAAAATCCATACAATTCTCAAGATTTACCCGCATCTTATTCTTCAACTTCATCTATATTAAATGTAGATACTTTCTCACTTTCAAATTCAGTTCAAGGTGAATTTAGTGGTTGGGTAGAAACTGGAATGGTATTGATTGGAAATACCAGCAAAGCTCAAGCAACAGTTTCTAACTTAAGATTAATATCAGATCTTTCCGCAACTTTGATTGGAAGTTTTTACATTCCGAATCCAAACCTAAATGTTCACCCAAGATTTGAATCCGGAACAAAAACATTTACTCTTGTCAATAACAATACAAATGATCAGAATGCAGCTACAACTATAGCAGAAGAGGCATTTTCTTCAAGTGGAACTATCGAAACTGTTCAGGAAAATATAATTTCGGTAAGAAATGCTAGGGTTGAAAACAAGCAACAGTTTGAAGAAAAAGCAGTTTCTAGAACAACAGGAAGTCAACTAGTAAACAGTAAAGTAATCTCACAAACAAGCAGAAGTGCTATTGTAGGTTGGTATGACCCACTTGCACAATCATTCTTGGTTGATAATGAATCCGGAGTATTTTTAACAAAATGCGATGTATTCTTCAGATCTAAGGATGATACTGATATTCCAGTAACATTCCAGCTAAGAACTATGAAGGGAGGGTTCCCAACTCAGAATGTAATTCCACTTTCTGAGATTATACTTGAACCGAATCAAGTTAACACATCAGCAGATGGATCTGTTGCAACTACTGTTCAGTTTAAAGCACCAGTTTATCTTGAAGGTGGTAAAGAGTATTGTATTTGTTTAGCATCAAACTCAACAAAGTATAGTGTTTACATTTCTAGAATTGGTGAGAATGATCTTCTTACTCAAACATTTATTTCAAACCAACCATATCTAGGATCACTATTCAAGTCTCAGAATGCATCAACTTGGGAAGCAAGTCAATGGGAAGATCTTAAGTTTACTCTTTATAGAGCAGACTTTATTGAAAACGGAACTGTAGAATACTACAATCCACCTCTATCTGTAGGAAATAATCAGATAGCAAAACTTCTTCCAAATTCTCTAAACTTCAACTCCAAAAAAGTAAGAGTAAGTCTCTCATCAACTATTACAGATTCTGGATTAAAGTTAGGAAACACGATAATCCAAGCAAATACTAGTGGTAGAGGTAACTATGTTGGAAGTGCTGGAAGTGCCTTAGGAACACTTTCAATAAGTAATGCTGGTATCGGATATACTCCAAGTTCTGGTGGGTTTACATTCAATAACGTATCTCTCGAAACTATTACTGGAAATGGATTTGGGGCATTAGCTAATATTACTATCAATAATGGTGTTGCTATAGCGGCTACTATTTCAATTGGAGGAACTGGATATCAGTCGGGTGATGTTCTTGGTATTACTACTATTGGAAATACACCTGTTGGTAGAGATGCAAGATTCACTATTGTATCAATAGGTAATACCAATCAGATAGTTATTGATAATGTTCAAGGCGATTTTGAAGTTGGAAGCGCAAAAACACTCAGATATATCAATTCTTCAGGTATTACTACTGACCTAAATGCATCTCTTGGGGGAAATATACTAGCAAATCAGATAACAACCGAAAGTGATGGACTTCATATTAAAGTCAATCATAGAAATCATGGAATGTATGCTGATAACAACCTAGTAACTATATCTGGAGTCGAAACTGACATTAAACCAACTAAGTTATCTTTAGGGTATGCAGCAGATTCTACAGGTCAAATTTCCGTTGATGATGCATCCGACTTTACCGTTTTTGAGGGAGTTGGTGTTGGAACAACTAATCCAGGATATCTACTAATCGGAAATGAGGTTATTGAGTATACTTCAGTATCTGGCAATAATATTGGCGGAAATATTAGTAGAGGAACTAATCCTCTGACATATCCAGTAGGTTCTCCAGTTTACAAGTATGAGGTCAACAATGTTTCTCTGAGGAGAATCAACAAAAATCACGATCTAAGTGATGCTCTTGTCGAAAATCCAATAGGGTTTGATTTCTATCATATCAAACTAGATATGTCATCTGATGGAGTTGATAGAACTACAGGTGTGGGATACAGCAATCTATACCAAAATCTAACTAAGTCCACAGGTGGATACAATATTAGAGCAACTCAAAATATGCCATATGAGATTATAACACCTATAGTTCAAAATGTTACTGTCCAAGGAACATCACTAACTGGGGAACTTAGATCAGTAACTGGATCGAGCATGAGTGGTAATGAAATACCATTTGTGGACAATGGGTTTGAACCAGTATCATTGAATCAACCAAATTATCTTTCTTCTCCAAGATTAGTTTGTTCAACAATAAACGAAAGTGACAAACTTTCAAATCTTCCAGGAAACAAATCTTTAAATATGAGACTTACTCTTGGAACTACAAATACATACCTATCTCCAGTGATTGATAGTCAAAGAGTAAGTGCTATTTTCACATCAAATAGAGTTAATAGTGTTATTGAAAATTATGCAACGGATGATAGAGTTAACTCGATTGAAAACGATCCAACTGCATTCCAGTATATTTCTAAAGAAATAGTATTGGAAAACCCATCAACATCAATAAAAGTTCTTCTTAATGCACACATAAACTCATATTGTGATATTAGATTACTCTATTCTATCAGTGAAAATCCAGGATTCTTGCCAATATTTACACCATTCCCAGGATACTCTAACTTGGATACCAAATCTCAAGTCATTTCTTTTGAAGATAGTAATGGACAACCAGATTCTTTTGTTGTTCCAGCAAGTTCACTAGGATTTGCTCCACAGGAACTTGATTACAAGGAATATGTATTTACTGCTGACAGACTGCCAAACTTTAGAAGTTACAGAATTAAGATTATTGCAACATCAACCAATCAAGTTTATGTTCCAAGAATAAAAGATTTGAGAGTTATTGCCCTAGCTTGATATGGAATATTTGAAAATAAAGGGTCATGATAATTTATTTCGTGACCCAAATACAAATTCAATCGTTAATACTAACATGGCAGAGTATCAAGAGTATGTTATGAGAAAAAAGTCAAAAAATGAAGAGAATCAAAAGATACAAACATTGGAGTCTGATGTTGCTAGTATGAAGGATGATTTGGATGAAATCAAAAACTTATTAAAGAGGTTGATAAATGAATCCTGATGAAATGAAGTTAGAAAATCTTTCAAAAAACTTTGAATATGTAAAAGCTTGTATGGAAATAGATTCTATCGATGATATTGATTCTTTAAAAGAGATTTCTAAGGCATATATGAAACTTTATATGAAACAGCAAGAAGTTTTAATACAGATGGGTTCATCTGGTATGCTATAAATATTTTTAGGGATAAAACCAAAAATGGCGCAACCAACAACAAGACAACAGTTAATAGATTATTGTAAAAGAAAACTGGGAGCGCCAGTTTTGGAGATTAATGTTGCGGATGAGCAGATAGACGATCTGGTTGATGATGCTGTTCAGTTTTTCCAGGAAAGGCACTTTGATGGAGTTTATCCAGCCTTCTTTAAATATAAGTTAACCCAAGCAGATATTGATAGAGGTAGATCTAGAGGCGGAAACAATCCAGCAGTTGGCATTGCAACTACAAGTGCCACTGCAAATATTGTTGGAACTCCAACTACTTTCGTATATGAAGAAAATAGCAACTATTTACAAGTTCCACCTTCAGTTATTGGAATCAATAAGATTTTCCAGTTTGATGGGTCTAACAACATTACCCACAATATGTTTAGTGTAAAATATCAGTTATTCTTAAATGATATTTACTATTGGGGAACAACTGAGTTGCTAAGTTATGCGATGGTAAAAACTTATTTGGAAGACATTAACTTCCTACTTACAACTCAAAAGCAAATAAGATTCAATAAAAGACAAGATAGATTGTATCTAGATATTGACTGGAGTTCAGTAAGAGCTGATGATTACATTATTATAGATTGTTATACTACTCTAGATCCAAACGATTATTCTAGAGTTTGGAATGATTCTTTTCTAAAGTTATACCTAACTGCTCTCATTAAGAGACAATGGGGAATGAACTTGATTAAGTTCCAAGGAGTCAAACTTCCAGGTGGAGTTGAACTGAATGGAAGACAGATATATGATGATGCTCAAAGAGAAATAGATTTATTGATGGAAAGAATGTCCAGTACTTATGAGTTACCACCTCTGGACATGATAGGATAATCATATGCTAAATCCTTTTTTTCAGCAAGGAACTTCTCAAGAGCAAGGACTCATACAAGATTTAATCAACGAACAGTTGAGAATGTATGGTGTTGAAGTTTATTATTTACCAAGAAAGTTTGTAACAGAGAAAAAAATAATCAGAGAAGTTATTGAATCTTCTTTTGATCTTGCTTTTCCGATAGAAGCTTATGTAAATAGTTATGATGGATATGCGGAAAACCCAACTATTCTTTCTAAGTTTGGAATACAAGCACTGAATGAGATAGTGCTAACTATTTCAAAGGAAAGATTTTCTTTATATATTTCACCACTAATAAAAGCACAATCTAATATAAAAATATCATCGAGACCTAAAGAAGGAGATTTGGTATATTTTCCTTTAGGTGATCGTTTATTCGAAATAAAATATGTCGAACATGAGAAACCTTTCTATCAACTCCAAAAGAACTACACTTACGAACTAAGGTGCGAACTGTTTAGATATGAAGATGAGGTTATTGATACTGGAGTTGATGAAATTGATGATGTTTTATCGGGTATCGGTACAAAT